AGCGAAGATCGAGTATTTGCTGGCGCTACAAAGACATTAGCCAATACAAAATATGTGTTTACCGAAGCTAGTAGAATTCCTTTGTATGAGGGGGCTTGCACTTTTCAAGATATTTGCACAATTTTGTCAGATAGATTCGATCTGGTTGAAACCTATTTCAATGAAAGAGGAACGGGAGACGCCCTGTTTAAATGGAAGGAATGAAAGCCTACCAAGAATATGTCGCGTTGAAGCTACACTTCACGCAAGATAGGTATGATTATTTCAAATATATGGGTAAGACACGTTCAATTAGCGAAAGTGCATTTGAAATCAGAAAAGATGTATTTCATTTTCGCAAACTGGAACGTAGATATAAAGATGATCTGACTAATTTTTATGTCGCAAACATGTCTAGAGGTAAAGGCATCAAGTGGGTTGGTGATTTGATCACACTAGAGGCCGAAAAAACTTATATCGATTGGAAACGGCATATGGAATCTATCTCTTATATGTTTAAACAAGATATGCAAATCATAGCTGATTCATATCAGGATGTTAATAAAGCATGGCAGAGTAATGGTGAGCATCCTGAGGTGCTTCGACTGCATCTTGGTGATAAAGTGAAGCTTGAGAGTTTGATATTGGCTGATAGAGTTTTGGGATTTCATCAAGCATGGGATGCACGTATTCAAGACACGATCATCTGGCCTGATGTGTCTCGCAAAATGAGAAAATATGGACCCTTTGTTAAAGCCGATGCATCTATTTTGAAGAAAACCATGCGTCAAGTGTTTATTTCTTGACACAGGCCGTTCGACATGATATAAGTAGATGTGTGGTCATGCTCGAAGTGAAATACAAGACACACAAAATATACAAAACATACGGAGAATATACAAATGACTAATGACTTCGCTTCATTGAAGCGTTCTTCCACCAATAATCTGGATCGCCTTACTAAGGAGATCGGTAAGCTAGCAGGTGGCACCAATCAACGCGAATCCGATGACCGTTTTTGGCAACCCGAGGTTGACAAGGCTGGTAATGGTTATGCGGTGATTCGTTTTCTTCCTGCTGCTAAGGGTGAGGATCTTCCCTGGGTTCGTATTTGGTCGCATGGGTTTCAAGGCCCAGGTGGTTGGTATATCGAAAACTCTCTGACGACTCTTGGTCAGAAAGATCCAGTGGCCGAATTAAACTCTAAGCTGTGGAATAGCGGTAGTGATAAGGACAAGGAAATCGCTCGTAAACAAAAGCGGCGCCTTTCTTATATTGCTAACATCTATGTTGTCAAGGATCCTGCGAATCCTCAAAATGAGGGTAAGGTCAAGCTGTTCAAGTTTGGTAAGAAGATTTTTGACAAGATCAATGAGATGATGACACCTCAGTTTGAAGATGAGAAGGCCGTCAATCCCTTCGATTTCTGGGCTGGTGCGAATTTCAAGCTGAAGATTCGCAACGTCGAGGGCTATCGTAATTATGACAAGTCAGAATTTGATCGTTCTGAACCTCTGTCTGATAATGATAGTGATCTTGAGAATATCTGGGCTTCGCAGCATAAGCTTCAAGCTTTTATTGCACCAGATCAATTCAAGACTTATGAAGAATTAAAGACTCGCCTTGAACGTGTATTGAATGAGGCTGCTCCTCGTCGTGCATCAAATGATGAAGATAGTGAACGTGAGGAACGATCTGCATCACGCGCTTCAGCCGAGCCTAAGACTCGGAGTACTCTTGTAGAAACTCTTCCTAAGGCAGCTAGCGCCGGCGCTGGTGCTTCGGCCCGTCCACCATGGGAAGGTGATGATATCAGCTTGTTTGAACGACTGGCTGAGGAAGATTAAAATATTAAGGCGGGAGAAATTTCTCCCGCCTTTTTTATGGTGGTCGATTTCCATTTGGACGAGCTTGTGCTGATGGCGATGCTGCCGATGTAGTCGCTGGGGGTGATGGATTTGGTAGTTGAATTTGCCTTCTTACAGGAATTACTATAGGTGGTAACATGATGGTACCAGAAGAAGGCATTTGTCCTTCCGACATTCTCAAACCTGCAATTCTAGAAGCCAATTCTGAAGATGTTATACTACCTGATCCTAAAGCAAGCATCGCTTGATTTCTTTGTTCTTCTGATAAAAGTCCTGATGCGGATGAGGGCATTTCTCTCCTTAAATCAGGATTATTCATCATCATCTGAAGGCCTCTTGCTTCAGTCAAATAAGCAGTAGCTAATTCTATTCTTCTACGATTAAATTCTATCTGTCGTTCAGCCGAATTAATTAATTCTTCACTTTGTGGAGTTAACCCGCTTCTATTATATGGATTATTTCTTTCAGTTTGTATTGATCGTTCAGACACTTGTATAAGTCTTTCTGATTGACCAATACTTCTTTCTAAATTTCTTATATTTGCGCGAACTAGATTAGGATATGTTCTTACTTGACGTTGTGCCGCTTGCATTAACAAATTATTTCTACCAGGATCTTCGGGTCTTAGATTTCTCATACGTTCTAAATCAGCAGAGGCACGTTCAAATCCTAATGCATAATGTCTGGCAAGTTCTCCATATTCTTCTATCTCATTAACCTGCCTTTCTTCACGTGTTGTATTTGCATAATATGCTATGGTTGGTACGATTGTTAGTGCAGTACCTATTACACCACTAAGTCTAGCAATACCAGCACCAGGAACACGTGCTGGTCTTCCACTACTTATAGGTGCTCTACCACCAGGTTCTACTGTTGGTGCACGTGCAGGCGGGGGCCTTGGTTCTGCTGCAGGTGGTGTAGGTGCTGGTCTTGGTGGCGTTGGTGGCGGCCTAGATGGTGCCGGTGGTGCTGGACGTGATGGTGCCGGTGGTGCTGGACGTGATGGTGTCGGTGGTGCTGGACGTGATGGTGCCGGCGGTGCTGCCGGCCGTGTGGCAGCGGGTGATGATTGTCTTGGAAAAATTCTTTGAGATAATCTTTGTGAAAAACGATTGATTGCGCGGAATCCACGAAAAGCCAAGTAACTTCCTAATATAGCACCAGTAATTTCTGCTGCCAACATGAGTTCATCTGCAATCCGTAATATCTGACGAGGAAATTCATCAATTTGTTGAATTAATTCAGGTGATAATTGTGTAGCTGCTAAAGCTGTGGCCAAACCAGCAAGACCGAGCCCACCTAAAATATTTGGTAAATTTCTAATAGTTGATCGAGTTCCACGACCAATTGCACTAGCTATATTACCAATTCTTCTGGTATAGTTTCCTCTTGTATCATTTCCCTCAGCTCTATCTTCAAGATTACGGTTTTCTCTATTAAGCAATCTTTGTGTATCTTTTTGCTGAGATACTAACATTCTTCTTAATTCATTAGATGCAAGATAAGAATTTTCAGCTATTGATGACATCATTGCATATACATCACGACGTAATGCATCAAATGAGCTTTGAGTTACATAATTTCTATCATCACCTATTCTATTAGGTACACCAGCAGTTAATTCTCTCCGTGCTCTTTCAGATGAAACCATTCTATAATTCATGGCCATATCATGAAATCTTTTTGTGCGCTCATCATATATTATCGAGGTAGTCAATGTATTAGCTATATCTGTTAAAGATGCCATATTGATTATCCTTAGACTCGTACAGGTACGATTTCTTCATGAATAAAAATCGTTTGTATTTGTGTAGTAGATTCCGGCCGGGCGGCCGCAGCTATTCTATTTGTATTTTGAGGCATAGATGCTTCTGGAATAGGCATAGGTTGACCAGAAGATGTTGGTCGTGATGAATTTGATTCATTTTGAGGCTGTTGAGCTTCCGGCGCGCCACCTGTTGGAATTTGAGGTGATTCAGTTTCCGTTTGAGGTCGAGATTGAGATGTAGTTTGAGATGTAGTTTGACCTGCTGATGTTCGAGATGGTGCAGCAGGTCTAGATGCAACAGCCCCACGACTAGCTAATTTGTTTTCTAAATCATCTATCGTTATAAATCCGTCATTATTTACATCTAATATTGGATTTAATGAATAATAATTTTCCCCACGTTGTGTCAATACCCCATCACCGCGCGAGATTGCTGATGCAACTCTACCAGGTAAAAATACATGTGCATAAATCATACCTGCGCTTGCACCTGAGGGTAGACCAGTCATTCTAAAATAACTCTCAACCAGTTGAAGTTGCTGCACAGCATCCATTTCTCTTATTGCAGCAGTAGTCGTACCTAATCTTCGCGCCGTACCTTCAGTAAATTGAATAAGGCCAGTTGCAGTTTGTCCAGGTAATGTATTACGTGCAGTAGTTCTGACTCCACTCTCAACTCTCATAACAGCTAGAAGATTAGCAGGATGAATACCTAATCTATTTGATACTGCTATAAGCTCTGCTTGGAATCTCGGATCACCTTCTACATTTCCTGTTGGGCCCATCTCTGGACGAAATCTTATATCACCCTCATTATATTCTTGAGTTTGCTGTTGACCAATACGAGGCTCTGTTTCTTCACCAAAAAGAAAATTTGATAATCCATTAAATACTGTCTCTCGTCCCTCACGATATCCTTCACGAAATGTTCCACCTTCGACAGATCGTTGAACGCCTCTATATACACCAGCGGCCAGTGCAGCTAAACCTGCACCAGGTATAGTTCTTACGGCTATTCCGCGAGCAAGTCTGCGTGCTGTGCGTGCTATTTCTACGGCCGCTCTAGCTACAGAAATCGTGGCTCTAGCAATTAATGATGTTATTGCTTGTAAAATACCACTTGAATTTATATCTTCATTTTGTCTTGTATCTTCAATTTCTTCTTGTCTTTCAAATTGACGAGATTCTAATCTATCTTCTTCCTCTATTCGCTCTATTCTATCGACTATTGCACGTTGTTTGTCTTTTTCATCATTTATGCGGCGCAAAGTCTGAACCATTTCCCTAATGGATTCGCGAGATTTGATAAATGTTGATCCTATAGAACCACTAACAGTGTACATCATATTTGTGGCAGGACGCGATGGTCCAATCCTTAGCAAAGAAGCAAATGGCAATAAAGCCAAACTTGTCTCTCTAGCACCAGGACCAGTAAGATTATATCTTTCTGTCGCATCAGCCAATGTGGCCATATTACTGAGCGTTCCTCTTTGCTTCTTCTTTTTCTATAAAATCTAGCAGAAGTTTAACGTATATTTCCCTCTCCCAAGGTATCATATTTTCTATCTCATACAAACTATACTTGTGATGTTGCATAAGCGAAAAATTCAATGAATAATAATTTCCAAGATTATTGTGAGAGAGGGCTATCAAAAAAAATCTGCTAGACCTTTTAGCTTTACAGTATCAACTTGTCCACAACCAGAACACTTATAAGTTATTTCATGCTCCAATATTGGCATTGTATCAAAAAATTTCATTATATCTGCAAATTGCATATTGCTAAGAGAACCAATAAATTCTTTCACCTCATCTAAGCTTTCTGGCTCATATACTTCTTCATCATCAAAAACGCATTCAAAGCATTTTGATATTAAATCTGTTTCATCAACTTCAGGCTGTAACATATCTCCCACTTCTTTCATAGTGGGATATTTCATTCTAACAGTAAGCTTATCATTCAATTTTATATCTTTTGAATGCTCAGGATCAAACTTGACTTCAATGGCATCAAGGTCAATCTCGACTGTTGTTATTGCATCACAGCTTTCGCCTTTATAATTTACACCATCAACATGTCGATATCTAAGAGTTGCTTTTTCGCTAACTGATTTTGACCTGACTTTAAGAAACAAATATTCAAGATCGAAAGAAGGTAGCTTGGTTATATTGACATCTTCCGTTAAAATGCAAGCTGATAGTGTGTCTATCATTGCACGATAC